GTGTCCTCGAAAATCGGGATGATGTTGCGTGACATAATTCCTCCTACCAGGCGCCCCAGGTGACACCCGCCACCTGTTCCAGCTCCTGTTGCTGTTGCTCGAACTCGCGCTTAGCGACGAGAGCCTTCAATGCGTTCCCAACATTGAGAGACGCCTGCGTCTTCTGCTGCGCCTGATACTTGATCAGGCGAGCGATAGCCTCAGCGCACCACAGCTCTTGCTTGTGGTCCTTGAGCGGCATTACCAGGCACCCCAGCCAGCGACTGATGAGGATGCCGGTTGGGCCTTTGTCTTTGGTGCCGCCTCGGTACTCCCAACCATCGACCGATCGGTGCCATCCACCATCGCCATCGCCTGAATGTTGGCGAAGTCAGAAGTGTTCCGATAGAAGTTCAAGATGTGATCAGAATCGATCAGAGCATGAGCGATCAAGAATTTGCCGTCCGGATCGATGCCGGTGCTACTGCCCGTGAGCGCATAGCCGCCTGCCTGCTTCGCAGAGACGAGCTTGTGCCAGCCACCCGTGCCATCTTCAACCATCGTGGCGCCACCCTTGTCCCACTTCTCCATCTTCCCGTAGCGACGGATAGTGAAGGAACGATCGGGATCGCCGTCGATGAATCGTTGAAGTTGGACAATCTCGTAGAACTTCGTCCCGCCCTTGTGCTCGCCGCGACACTGACGAATCACACGGAATTTGACATCCTTGTCGTTCATTACATCTCCTTGCGCACGCTTTGCGCATTACCTTGAATGTTAGTCACTAATGACTGGATACGAAGCAGGCGTAGCGCTACAGCCTGAGCGCATCCAGTTTCAACTTGATTGCCGTCTGCGGCGTCACTTCGGTAGCGTTCCAGATCGCATCCGTAACGACCTCCGGCTCGACCTCGTTTGGGTCTCGATCCTTGGGCAGTTTCGCGACAAGACTCCTGATTCCGTGCCCTCTGCACTCAACCGCGGCATCGACGGCTGACTGCAGCGCCGCCCGCTCACCGTCCCACATGAACACCACTGCCTCCAGACCAGCCTGTACCTGCAGACGCTTCAGCTTGTCGAGCTGCTCCGCGCCGAGCTTCTTGCCGAAGGTTGCCGCAGCCAGGGTCGAACTCCGCAACACCGGGTCAAGCTCGATCGCAGCCTGCGTAGCGATGCAATCGAAGACGCCTTCGCCGAGCACCAGGCGCTTTGGCTTCTTCTGCATAGCTGTGTGCCCGTTGTAGATGATCGAGCCAGTGGAGGCGAACTCAGGCGGGAACAGGTACTTCTTCTCGGCGGTGCCCGTGATGTCACGACCCTGAAAGCTCACAAGACTGCCGTCCAGGTCCAGCACCGGTATGATGATCCGCCGCGAGTAGTCCTGGAATGCTGGCCGACCATCTGCCGCGGTGAAGTCGAATCTGCCTGCATGCGAGTATCGAAGCCCGAACGCGGCAGCAAGCTCGACCGTCACGTTCCGGTCTTGCAGGTACTTCAGGTTGCGTCCATTGATCGGGATGGGTAGAGACTCGGGTAACTGGAGTGTGGCGGGCTTGTGCGCGGGCTTGTGTTCCGTCTGGACCTTGGGCTTCCAGCCCTGGGTCTGCATGAAGCTCTCCAGGTAGCGGAAGACATTGGCGTTCGACACGTTCAGGTGCGACGCAATGAACTGCCACTTGTTGAATCGCTCTTCGCAAACGAAGCAGTTGCCAAAGCCGGTCTCCAGGCCGAAGTAGACCTTCCACTTGCTGTTCCCGCAGCACGGGCACTCGCGAATGTTGGCCTGTAGACCGCTCTTGCCGCGCGTCAGCTTGTACTGGATTCCCTCGTGATCGAGCCAAGACTCGAAGTCCAGCTCATCGAGCAGGTCTCCGAGCTTGTTCGTCATTCCTCAACCCATAGGCGCAGAAACGGGCCGCTGATCAACCCGGTGAAGCAGGCGATTGCTGCACCGGATGCAAATAGCCAGTTGAATCCCGGAATCAGCGCCATCGTTAGCATAGTGATGTCGCGCTTCTTTTTGTGGACCTTACACGCCACATAGCACAAGCCAAGCGACAGGGCGACACCAAGGACGTAGAAGGACATCAGAAACGAGAGGACGGTCATTCGTCTTCTCCCGGCGCCATCACCCACAGCCAGCCGAGGCCGAGCATGGTGACGAAGTTGAAGAGAGGAAAGAAGATCATCACCACGTCGATGCTGTCCAGCTTTCGGCCACGGTAGCCTGTGTCACTGTTGCGAACGAGGAAGTTGACGATCAGTGGCAGCACGTAGAACACGGCGACTGCCAGGACAATGGTTACCATTTACTCGACCCTTTCGATTGCCTTGATGAAGCGCATGCGGTTGAAGTCCTGTTCGATGAACACCGTCATGCCTGAACGCTGATTTCGCGAGGCCGCGAAGTACAGACGTGCTTTGCCGTCGCGTCGCTCTTCTTCCGTCGAATTGATGGAGACGAAGAGGTCGGCGATGCGAACCTTGTTGAAGTCGTCCGAGACGTGCTCGGCCTTCGCCGTGATCGCCTTGAACCCCTCGCGGTTGGATTGCGTTGCTGTGAGCAGCGCGACGTTCCACTCCTGACCGATCGCCCGCAGCCCCACGTAGATTTGCTTCGAGTTCTCGATGGAGTCGTTCGTCCGGTAGTCCGGCGCCATGATGTCGGCGTAGTCAACGATCACGAGGTCATAGGTCCATCCCTTCGCCTTGTGTCGTTCGAGCAGCGCCCGCAGCATGGATGGAGACATGCTCCCCATCGGGAACTCGGCGATGTAGAACCGGCCACACTTGCCAGACATCGCCAGCTCGGTGACGCGCTCGTTGACATCGGCGAAGCTCCCGACCAGATCGGCGATCGGCGTCTCAGTGATCCGAGCGTCTGCCCGCTCTTCGATAATCCGCTTAGAGACTTCGAGCGTGACGTACAGGACGTTGTAGCCAGCGAGACAGGCACCAGTCCCGAACTCAACCAGCGCCGTCGTCTTGCCTGCCTTGGCGCCGCCCATGAGGATGGTGATTTCTTTCCGGCCCCATCCTCGGTGGTACAGCAGTGCGTCGAGCTTGGGGTGGCCTGTCGTGATGCCACGCGGCGCCCGCTTGCCTACCGACTCGTCGGCGCGTTCGTTCGTGCGCTGCAGGATCGTTGCGAAGTAGTCCCCGCCGCACTCTTCCTGTTCGATGCCGACCTTGGTCGCGTCGAGAACGATCTTCTCGATCTTGTCCGGGTCTTTGTCGATCAGGTCCACTGACCGATTGATCGCGGCGATGATTGCCTGGCGCCGAACGAACTGCGCAACCTTGTCGGCCACGAAGTCGGCGTTCAGGCCGAACAGCTCACCATTGCGGATCGCAACCTGCTGCTCCAGGATGACCTTGAAGACCTCCTTGACACCCGCGGCATGCTCGTTTCGCAATGCCTTCGCAGCAAAGGCGTCCTTGATCGCGAGTGCCATGACTGCCTTGTCGTTCATGGTCGTCTCGTACTGCTGCCAGTGGCGCAAGATGACGACCATGAACGCAGACTCAGCAGCGTTCTCGAAGTAGTCCGGCCGCAGAAGGTGACCCACCTTCCGCATGAAGCTGGTGTCAGTCGCAGCGAGGTAGATCACCCGTGATTGAAATTCAGGATCGAACTCGAACTTCTGAACCTCGTCATCGGGCGAAGGTGCCAGTTGTGCCGGCCCTTCCTGGTCGATCTTTCCCGCGAAGGAAGAACCGACCATCTCCGCGACAGCATCCTGCGCGGCTTGCAACTGCTCTGACATGAAGTGATCCCTCAGTCGGTCAGGCCGGGGTTCACGTCAGATTGGTCTTCCTTCTGCGCCGGGGGCGGCGTCAAGGGCCGGAAGTATTCGAGGGCGTGCTTGAAGAACACGTAGGTGTCCTTCGAGCCATCCTCTTCCACCTCCAGCGAAATGGTGTACTTGTCGGCGTGCTTGATGCGGCCTTCGTAGAGGTCGCCAGCCAGCGTCATGACGACGATCTGCGCGCCACTCTCCTGCAGACCCTTCAGGTAGCCTTCGTGCCCGACAGGCTTGGCCGTCTTCTTCATCGGCTTGCGAGCGGTGATGATGCGACGCTGCCCTTCACCGGAAGCCAAGCGGCGACCTTCTTGGGCTTGCTGTGCGCGAATGTCGCTATCGGGGGTATCGAAACGGGGTGACATACTTCTCCTGTGTGTTGACGGTGCGGGAACCGGTCTCAAGTATAGTCACCCGTTACTTACTTTCGCAACCTCCAAAGCTGGGCCTCGTTGATCAGCTCAGGAAATGTGACCGCTGCAGCCTCGATGCGCAGGGCGCTCTTGTCATAGAGGGCAGACGACAGCGCAAGCTCTTTCCGCTCGCGCATGCCTACCGCTGTGACGATCCAGCGCTCGTACCGCTGCTGCTGCGCGTGCCCTACCCACTCATCGGTCTGGAACCAGGGGTCTTTGGCGTAGATCGTCCGATCACAGCATGTCTCGGCCCAATACTGAGCCGCGCCCTCGATCGCCTCTTCTGACTTGACCATGTGCGCCGGCCGCGGTGGTCTCGTCCAGCCATTCGCGCCGAAGTGCTTGAATAGTCTACTGAGCCAGATGTCGTAAGGGATGCCCCTCTTGTCTGCTTCCCTCTTCAGTGCCGCCAGGGACCGCAGCTCGCGATGCTCTAGCACGTCACCTTTCAAGCCACGGCCGAACCGCATGCTGTACTCGATGTTCTCCCCGAGGTAACGTCCAAAGGTGTCTCCGTAGACGTGAGCGAAGTAGTACAGCGCCTTGACCGGGTGCAGCCGCACGTAGTCGAACCAGATCGTGTCCTGCGTCTGCCACTGAGACGCCATCAACACCGGGTCCACCTTGGTCAAGCCAAGGATTTCACACTCCAAAAAGGAAAGCTCGGACCCCTTGAAAGGACCGAGCCATTCCGGTTGCAGCTCAAGCTCCATCACCCGCCCATAGTTCACTAATCAGTGACTATCATAGCAGGTGATTTATCTACCTATGGGTGGCGGTCGGGGAACTGACGGTCCTCTTCCTCAAGGTTGCGATCGTAAGCCTGGATGATTTCACCCACCAGATCGGAGCGCACGATGTCTTCCCGCTTGAAGGCAATGTGTTTCACGGCCGGGATGAAGCTCAGTCGGCGCACCGCATCTTCCAGGCCGGAAGTGCCTCGCACGTCCTTCTGAGCGATGTCGCCGTTGACCACGACGGTGCAGTTCTCGCCGATGCGGGTCAGGAACATCTTCATCTGCGTCGGCGTGGTGTTCTGCGCTTCGTCGAGGATCACGAAGGCGTTCTTGAACGTGCGGCCACGCATGTACGCGAGCGGAGATGCATCGATGCGACCATCCTTCAGCAGGTACTCCACCCTGCTCTTTCCCAGCCGTTCTTCGAGCACTTCGCGGAACGGCTGCAGGTAGGGATCGAACTTCTCTTCCAGCTCGCCTGGCAGAAAGCCGAGGGACTCACCAGCTTCGACGGCGGGCCGCGTGACGATGATCCTGTCCTTCTCGCCGGCAATCAGCGCGTCTGCTGCCAACGTCGCGCAGATGTAGGTCTTGCCTGTGCCAGCGGGGCCGGTCGCAAGCGTCAGTGCGAAGTTCTTGATGGCGTTGATGTAGCGCTTCTGGCCCTCGGTCTTGGGCTGCAGGGGTTGGTCATTGATCTTCTGCTTGGTG